CACTTTAAAACCAAGGTGTCGGTTCAATCTTAGGGCATCTTCATTACTGCCACAAATTTGTCCTAGTATAACGCTAACTCCTAGTTTATTAAAGGGATAATCGAAAGCCGCCCACAACAAATCACGACTCATCCAATTAACCTCATCTACTGCTGCAATGTGCATTTGGCACGCTTTAGGCATAAAACTGCAATACCCAACTACTGCTGCCAATACTCCATCTATTTCCTGCCCAATACATACTGTTTCTGTTGGTAATGGATGGTTCATCATTCTGACCAACCAATCCCCCATATACTGCTGATTCTCGGTAGTTACTGTACGCAATTACAGCACCCCTCCTCTTTCCATTACATAATCGGTAGAAGCCCAATGCAATTCTATGCCTTGGGAAGCTACAGTAAGGTTAATTGAACCTGTGTAACCAATACCAGTAACACCTTGCCAAATCTTAGTAGTAATCAAACCGCCAGACCAGTTAGCATCATCCCATACTGAAGAATCCCATAAACCTACTTCTAATGTTGAAGGATTAAATGAGATTGAGCCTAAGTTATCTACAGGTTGAAAATCGGTGCTTAAACCGCATAAAACGCCTGGCACACCGCCATCAGACTGGAGGATAGGGCGCACTAAGGTAAAGCGCTTTTGTTGCCCTGGAGAGTCAAAATAACTATATGCTTGTTGTGCCGCAGCATTAATGTTATCGCCATCATCTGCAAAAGCTGTGTAGAAAGAGCCTACATAGCCGTCACCACCAAAATACATACCATTGTCACCAGCAACCTCCCAGCAATAAGCCTCAATACCTGTAAATCTAGCCCAAGATTTAGTAATTGAGTGCATTACATATTGCTCCATACCGCTATTGGTAGGAATAGACAATAAAAGCATATTTTCACTAGCAAAATAGTTAATTTGCCAACCAAAATTGCTATAAAACTGAGTAGCAGCTTGACTTACAGCATAGTAAATCTTGTCTGTAAGGTTAACCCTAGGGTCTAATCGGCTTGATTGCAATGCAGAAGCCAATGGCACTAAGCCATCTTGGGTTAATAGCAATAAATCGCCAGACCATTTGAAAAAACATCTACGATTAAATGTTTGGCCTAATTGCCATACGCCTTTTAATGCCCAAGTTTCTGCTGTATCTGGGTCTGTGCCGTTATAGACAATTACTTCACCCATGGATGTTACAAATACTGCGTAATCATCAGCGCCTTGTCCAGCGTCTAATGTCCAAGTACCCATTGCTTGCAAATAACCTGAATTACGAGCAATACCACCAAAATACAAAGGTGAAGCCGCACCACCAATAGCATCTACATCGAGATACCAGCAAGTCATGCTGTCTTTTTCAGTGAAATATAGGCGATTTTTAAACAGGTTTACATTAATAAATCTATTTGAATTGACGCCTGTAATGCCAATAACTGTATAGCTGCCTACTACTGTTGCATTAGCTGCTGGTGTAGAAGCCATTGTGTACTGAAATGTAGAAGCGCCAGTTACATTGATTACATAAGTGCCGTTATATTCAGTGGATGTAGCACCAGAAATAGTTACTCTGTTGCCATCTACCAAGCCATGAGGTGAAGCAGTTGTTAAAGTGGCAACAGCGCCTGAATGAGTAATACTGCTAATTGTTTGAGCAGTAGTAGTTGTGGCAATGTAAAACCAATCTGTGCCATCGTAAACCATTGTAGGGTCTTGACCATTACAAGCCACTAAAAAATGCCCTGCTTGGTTAGTTAAATTGACGGTTTGCAATTTATCACTATTTAAACCATCAAATACTTCAACTGCGGTAGAAGCGCTTGCATCATAAATCTTTGCGCCAGCTACGGCAAATAGCTTAAAACCGCTATTTTCGGTGTAATTCATTAATGTATTGACTTCGCCTACTATTCCTATAGATGACTTTGCGTAACCTTTTCTAAGCGTTACATCGGTAGGTGTAGGAAACCAATTAATAAGCTGTACGGCATCCGTAGGGGACATATTTGCCAATGAATCCCTAGCGTTCCACCCACCAATAGGGGATGGTACGGAGGTAGTATTAGCAGTAAACTTCTTTGCTTGTCCTAAAATCATAATTAGCTTCCATAGCCAGTATCAGGGATATTAGCGTAGCCAATAAGCACTTTAGATGGATAAGGAGCAAATGAAAGGTTAGAAGCGCCTTTGTCGTTAGCTTTAACAACAGATAGGTAACGCTGGTAATCTTGCATTAAAGCGGTAGTGTCAAAAGACTTAACTTGGAAATACTTTAGTTTGGTAGCCAAAACCATAATACGGTCATCGTATACAGTTGTGTCTGTATCGGCTGTAAAGCTATTTTTTACTGTGCCGTCTGCTGCTCTTGCCCAACCCTTGCTACGGTATTCCCAACCTAAATACTCATTAGTATTCATTGGAGGCCATACTTGGAATTGGTTATCCAGAATACGCCAGCGAATACGAGGTCCAGTTGAGATATAACCAGACTTTAGCCATTGCCATTGTTGAGCATCTTCAGGCCCTAGCGCTTCCCAATGCTTTGTTTTGTCCCATTGGGTGCGGTTTGTAATAGTTTCAAAGTCAGCAGGCAAACTATAGGCTGTTTGGGCTAATACAATAGCGCCCGTGCCTGTGCCTGAAGCCATTTGGGACATAGTAATAACTTGACCAGCTACGCTTACTACTTGCGTATCTTGGTTAATATCATTGCCTGTAATCTGCCATTGAGTTGTTACATCAGTTAAATCTACGCCATCTTCCACAGTCAACAGCAAAGAGCCATTGACTGCGGTTGCGTTACAGTTAATAGCCTGTGTGTAGAAACGATATTGCACTTGCAAAGCCTGCCAATCATGCTCTTTAACTAGGTCGTAACCACTACCATTCATTAAAGCTAAGATTTGCTGGACATCCTGTGATGGGTTGCCAGCTACATAAGTAGGCACAGCCAAGTTTAGCTCGGCTGCCGTTTGCTGGACAAGTTGCAACATCGTTTGGGACATATTAGGCCTCTGCTTCTACTTTTGGTTTGCGTTTTTTCGGTGTTTTTTCCGCTACAGCCGCAAGTATCGCTGACATCTGCTCTTGCATAGCAGCCAGCTTCGCCTCTGTTTCTGCCTTGATTTTATCATTTTCTTCACGCAATGCTTGCAATTCTGCTTCTCTTTGTGCTACTTCTGCGGAATCATTGGCTAAATTCAAGAAAGCCTTGGCTTTTTCACGGAAAGAATGAGGTGACATACCAGCTACCATGCCAATGCGTTGCATTTGTTGGTCTGAGCAGTTAGCTACTGACTCAACGGTAGGGAATTTAAGCCCACGCAATTCTTCAGCTTGGCTACGGGTAATCAAAGTCCATTGCTCAATAGGTGTGCCAACAAAGTCTTGGTGGTCGCCTACTTTATTCATGTAATGCGCCCATTGGCGTGGAAAACGGGCTTTGTGGGACTCATTAGCGTATGTATCAATTTCGCTTAAATTGTCACCAGGTACCATAATCCGAATAAAATCAAATTCTTTAAAAATCGGTCTGCCTGCTGCAATAGTTTCATCTTCTTGCTTCATAGACCGTTTATAGAATGTGACTGCTAAGTTTGAGTCTGCGCCTTGAGTATCGCTTGGTAGTGCCATTTGTAAATCTCCTAAGTGGTTAGGTTTATACGGGTTAAACAACAAAAAAAGGGACTGCCCCTTGTGAGGACAATCCCTGAATTACTACTAAATATTCAATTTAAAAGGGGTAAACCTATTAAACAGAAGTAGCTGAGAACCAAGCATAATCGCCTGATACCAAAGCTGTTGCTGGTGATGTGTAAGAACCAGCAGAACCAGTTGCTACGAATGTAGAAGCATTGATTGAGCAAGTAGCTGTAGAAGCAGTAATAGCTGCACCAGCTTGTGCAAAAACATAACGCTTACCATCAGAAGCAAATGTTTCAGTAGCCAAAGGGCCAAATGTTGGGACTTCGCCAGTAGGATAGACTTTAGTTAAGTCAACACCAGCAATCGGGAGAGTTGTAAATGCCATGATAATTTCCTTTAATTTAATGAGTAGACAATTAATAAATAGGGGTTTCCCCCTATCTATTAGGTTGTCAACAAGCCTTGTAGGAAGCTGTTAGAGGTTGTCAAGTTACCAGCCCAACCGTAGAGCTTCACGATTG